ACCCCTTTCTTTTATGTACTCTTTGGGTCCCATTCCAAAGTACTTATCGAACTGCGCATCAAAATCGCAGAGGACACCGTCCATATCGCAATAAAGTTGGTACTTCTTAAGATCTTCCATAAGCATTCCCAAACTTTTGTTTTCGTATATGATCGGGTGCTGTCTACCGTAAGATCTGAGTATGATACCAGCTTTTGAGTTTGCTTCGTTCTCGTGTTCGCTACCGTCTTTTCCTGATTCTGGTTTTAGCGATCCTTTTTCGTTTTGGCTGTGGTGCACGAGTTCGTGAGCAAGCGTTCTTAGACAATCCGCTAAGTTTCTGTTGTTGTCGTACACTACTATTGCTTTCTCTTGCGGATAGTAGCCTCCGAAACTGTAATTTATTTTTACAAAGTTCTTGTCCCTAGTTATCTTGATACGGGGAGCGTGTTTTATGTTCAACTCTCCGTAACAGAACTTGAGAAAGTCCTTGTATATAGATATTCTTTGTTGTTCTTCCATTTATTTAGAATGATGTTGCTAAACCCCTGAGTATGAAAGATCCTGTTAGTTTAAAAGGCTTATCGTATATGCTCTTGTCACGTATTACAACTCCCTCTTGATCTTCTACTGCGCCTAAAGGACTATCCATAGATTTTAAAACAGCGTCTCCAAGCTGCATGGTTGCCAAATACGTTACGAATCCGTCGATGGCCGCTTTGTAGTCTTCTTCGTTAGCTAAAAGTTTGTCAAGCGGTGTTCCGTTTTTTATTCCTACAAACACTTGCTTACTTAACGCGTCTATTTTTTTACCGTCTGCTAGAGTGACCTTCACGCCTTTCGGTATCTTTGTAGTTTTTAACCAATCTTTTAGACTCTTTGTCTCTTTTTTGCCTTTTGAGTAATTTACAGTGTAAGATTTTGACAGTTCGCTAGAGAAGTTTGGTTCTTTTCCTACCTTTGCTGGTATTGATCCGTATATTTCAAAATCGTACTCTTTTGCAATCGGTGCCATTTTGTTTATCATCGATTGTAGCGCTTTTTTGTCGTAAGGTATCTCTTTTGCGGCTCTTCTCTTTTCGGTCACTTGCTGTATCTTCAGAAGACCGTGTATGGCCAAAAAATTTTTACCGTAATCTTGAACGTTTGTCTTGCCTGATACGTATTCTATGTTTAGTAGTATGTTTGGGTTGTCCAGGAGTCCGAGTTTGGCTAGTTCCGGCTGTATGCTTGGTAAAGATTCGTTGAATATGTCTAACACCTCTCCTCCTATCTTAACCATTCCGTGACCGGGAGCGAACCTATCTTCTAGATCCGCCTTAGTTATGCCTTTTACATCTAGCGGTTTGTTAGATCCACGGTCCATTACGAACTGTTTCTTACCGTCAAGTTCAACAAGTCTCACAGAAGCGTTAACGCCGTCTATTTTAACCGAACCAGGATTCTTTTGTAAAGACTTTACAGCTAATATAAAAGTTTTTATTAAGTCGTTTCCTGTGTTTACGCTTGGTAGATCGAATGGGTGAGCCATATGTCCACCGGTGCCTCCTTCGGTTAACAGGTTTAAGAGCGATATTGAGCTTTCTTTCATAGGTGCGTTATCTTTTTTTTCGAATTTGGATTTGATCATGCGCTCTATCTTGGGATCGTACCAACCAAAGATCTGTTTGAAGTCTTCAGCTGTTGATTTTGGGTTTGATAATACAGAACGTATGCTTGTGCCGCTCATCTCTTGTCCGTCTGGAGTCTTTAGCGATACATGAGGAGCAACTATTAAATAACCGTGCTTTGTAAAGGGTTCCATCTGTTTCCCCGGCTCGTACCTCTTAAAGTACCCAGGAGTGCCGTCTTTCTTTAGGCCTATTTTAAATCTCGGATCCTCTTCCATGTCTTTTTTACCGACCATAAATACTATAGCGGTGGTGTTTGGATCGTAGTTTGATGTCACCTCTTCTGCTTTGTAGGGGTTTTTTACCTTTACGAGGTTGTCTCCAAAACCGTACTTATCAGCGATAGCTTTTTTTTCTTGAAAATTTAAAGGGCTTTTAGGCATTTCTACCTTATCGGAAGTAACTATGTATGTGTTATCCTTGCCAAATTTGTCTTGAAGCCACTTGAAAGTAGCTGCATGGTGCTTTCCCATCGGTTGGAAACGTCCAGGATACACAGCTATTACCTTTTTTACCATATAAATAAATATACGCTACTTATGCTTAACGTTTGAGCGACCGTCCACTTTGTTTATCTCTATGTGCGAATCTACAATGTCCCTCATAGAATCTATGTGAGATATTACCATAACAAACTTGAACTGCGTTTTTAGGTAGTCGAACAACATGGCCATTGAGCTTAGATTTGACTTGTCCAAAGCACCAAAGCCTTCGTCTATAGCCATAAAGTTCGGCCTTGGTAAAGTCGATATGCCTATCAAAGACGTTCTTATGGCCAAAGAAGACACAAACTTCTCCATACCCGAGGTTAGTTCTATCGGCCAGTACTCTTCTTCGCTGTACGCTATGTACGCGTTTACGTTTTTATCGTCAGTTTGTAGTATTATTCTAAAGTCTACGAGCTGGGATAGTATGTTGTTTACCTCTTCTTCTACTTGAGGTATTGTCATCGCTATCAAATCGTGCGGTACGCCGTCTCGGTGTACAGCTTCTAAGTAATATTGGTAGTGGAGCATCTCCTGTTCGAAAGTCTTTAGCTCGTTTATAGACTTCTTTAGGTCCTTTATAGAAGAGTCTAACACTGTCTTCTCTCTGTCGTACTTTGATGCGTTTTCTTCTGCCTCTTTTAACTCTTTGTCAGCCTCTTGCGCTTGTTTCTTTATTATCTCTATCTCTTGGTTTATTCTATTGTTGCTTTCTATAGCCTTTAATAGTTTCTTTCTCTCTTCAAGCTTTTCGTCTATCTTTTGAATGCCTGATTTTACTTTTTGTACACTGTTTTCGTTATCTATTGTGTCTTTCTTTAGCTTTAACTGCGAACTTACTAGCGCATTTAGCTTATTTTTTAGGTCTAACAGCTTTCTTTTGTCAGCATCTACGTCTCCGTACTGTTGCAGTTGTTCTTTTAACTCGCTTAATTCTTTCTTTTTATTTTGTAAATTAGATTGGTCCTTTTGTAATTCGCTTTTTGTGTTTATTGCATCCTTAACAAAGATGTTGTCCATGCAATACTTACAGTTTTCGTCGTACTTTAGCTCTTTTAACTGCTCCATTTTCTTATTTTTGTGGAAAATGTCGCTCTCTATTTGCTTTATTTCTAAGTTAACCGCGTTTATTTTGTTCTTAACTTCTGATATTGATTTCTCTCTTTGTTTCAATTGCGCTTCGTCTATCTCATCTATAGAAGATTTCAACGCTTCTTCGTCTTGATTTAAAGAGTCTTCTTTGCGCTTTAGGTTGCTTTTATCAACAGAGAGATCGTTTAACATCGACTGGGCTTCGTTCTTCTTGTCCAGTAGCACTGTTTCGTCTATCACAGATTCATCTACGTCCTGGAACTTGGTTGCTAATTGAATCCTCTTTTCGTTTAGGTCCTTTATCCTATTTCTTAGGCCTTGAACGTTGCTGATAGCGCTGTTGAGCTGTCTATCGATGTCCTCTATCTTTGTCTCTTTTTCGTAAAGCTGTTCGTCGTAGTTGTTCTTTTGGTGGTGACGAACTATGGCCATCGTTTCCTTTGAGCTTTCGTTTGCTGCTTCGTACATCTGTTCGAACACTCCTATGTCAAGGAACTGTGATAGCAGGTCCTTACGGTCCTTTTGGTTCATGTCTATAAAGCCTGTGTTACCGCTTTGCGTTGACAGCGTAGTGAGTATGAAATCGTCGTAGCTTCCCAAAAGGTTCTTTATGTTGTTGTTGGTGTCTGTTCTCTCTTTACCATTTAGCGATACCTTATTGCCGTCATCGTCTAAGTGATAAAAGTCTACTTCTACCCTAACGTTTCCACTCTTTTGCCTCCTTGCGTTTCTCTCGATCGCGTAATCTGTGCCGTTCAGCTCAAACTCAAGCTTGCAATAGAACGTGTTTGAATTGCTATTCATGACTTGGTGTCCCCTCGTACTCTTGGTGCACTTATCGAATATGCAGTACGTGATAGCGTCTAACAGAGTGGACTTACCGCTTGCGTTTGGAGCAAAAAGACCGTAAGTGCCTTCCATGTTCGTAAAGTCTATGTGATTGTTTTTACCGTAACTGAACATGTTTTCGAACTCGAAGCGCTTTGGCAACCACATGCTGTTTCTTGGTACTTCGTTCTTTGGCAATTGCGCATTGATCCTATCGTTTATGTCGTGCACCTTTTGTATCGAGGCTGCATCAAGCTTATATTTGCTGTTTAGGTAGTTGTACAATAGCTCCCTTTGCTTATCTACAGACCTAAAGTCTACGCCTCTAACGTTGTTTGCGCTGTTTTCTCGCTTGCTTGAATCGTAAAGCTTTTGGTAGGAGACTTCTATGATGTTTTTGTCCCTTTTTATTTCGTTTACTAAGCTTTTTATTGTGCTTTGATCAGTGTTTTTATACTTTATTCTTAGGTATAGGTTGGTTGGTAGGTTATTTGGCAGCGGGTTGAAAAGCCCGTTGTTAACTTCCACAGTATAGAAAGCGGTATCGTTGCTGATCTCTAGGAATTCTGAACTAAAATCTTCTATGTTCCACACAAGTATACCGTGTATTAGATCCTCTCCGTGATTTTGCTGTATAAGCGAACCTGGGTATGCTATAGTCTTACTTTCGTTTAGGTATTGTTGCTTGTGTATGTCCCCAAGTAGCACTAAATCGAATCCGTCGAAAGATTCGGCTTTCATACTATCGCTGTGTAGCACATACCCCGCTTCCGTAGTAGAGTTATTTACCAACCCGTGGTATAACGCTATGTTTTTGTGTGAGTCGCTTTTATTTACTTTCGGATACTTTGAGGAAGCATCAAACACAGACCAGTGGTAGAACATACAATCTCCTATTTCGAGTACGCCTGAATCCTTGAAGTAGTAAAGGTTTTCGTCGTTTAGAGCGTTCACTATTGGTGTCAACGCGTCCATACGATTCATGTTGTTTAGATTCGTATCGTGGTTGCCAGGGATCATTAAAACTTTGCCTATAGAACAAAGGTTTTTCAACAACGCTTGTACTTCGTGAAAAAGCTCAGGACTCACATCGGTCTTTGAGTGCACTATGTCACCAGTCAAACAGATTATATCGTTTTCTGTTATCCTATTTTTTAACTCTTCGTAGAGAGCGCGAAAGACGTTTTTGTATTCTTGGTGTCTCTTGTAGTTCCTAACGTGAATGTCGCTAACGTGGTATATCTTACCAATTTTTTCGATGTTCCACTTCGTTTTCTTAATTTTACTCATATATTAGCTAACGCCATTTGCATTTTTTTGAATAGCAATTCCTCCTGTTTTATCGGTTTCGCTTTTTGCAGAAGTTTGATCATTTGCTCGAATCCGACCTTTGATGGATCTTTGTCTTCTAGGTTGATGTGATACACTTCTTTACCGTAACTTATCAACTCTTCTACGTACGCGGTTGATTTTTTTAAAGCGTCATTGTCTAATACTATGTACACGGTTTTTACTTTAGATTCTACCAACTTCTTCATTAGGGCGTTTGATATCGACTTCCCAAAAAGTGGTATAGCGTTCCTTTTTATGGCTATAGCATCGAATGCGCCCTCGCAAAGTATGACTGGCAGGTTCCAATTGATGTAGTACTCAAAGCCTATTATGTTTTTCTTGTCAACGCTTGCCCCATCGTAAGCCATTCTCTCTTTATCGCTGATTGCTCTTGCAACAAAGTAGTTAAGCTTTCCGTTGGTATCGTAAGATGGTATTACTACCCTGTTCTTATATTTACCGTATTCGCAATAACCTATGTTGTATTTTATGATGTCCGTTTCAGTTAAACCTCGTTCCTTTAAAAGGTAATTCAATGCCTTTTTTTCTAAAAGAGACTTTGGTTTTAGCGGAAGTTGCTGGAATTCAGTCGGTAGCGCGGCAACATTCTCTACAAACTCTTCGTTTTTTGCAAAGCTTTTGATTTTGTAGTAGCTTCTTATCTCTTGTATGTCTTCTTTTTTCGCGCCGTGCTTCATCAATAGCGTGTCTGGCTTCTTTCCCTTGGTCGAAGGCTCGCACGTCCAACAATTGTATTTTCCAGTGACTACGTTAACCACAAGCTTGGGTTTCTTGTGCTTGCAAAACGGACAGTGGAAGACGTAATTGCCTTTCTTGTCAGATTTGGCCTTGCCAAAATTGTGTTCTAATACACCCAATACCAACTTTTGTGTGTCTTTATCAAGAACGTCGCTATTTATTTTTAACTGTTGATCGCTCATAATTACAGTGAATATATAAAATGTATTTCAAAGTATAAAATTTAAAAATATTGTGAAATTTATTTTTTTTATTCAAAATTAATTTGTATATTTGATCGTTAACGCGAAAGTTTAGGCTCTATACCGTAGCTTGGTGTGATTCCATGGTCGAGTTTTAGACTAAACAGCAACTTCGCTACCAGGCGATCGATAATGGGCGTCAGGTATACAAATAGGGAAACGAAATAAAAACAAATTTAATATCGGGTGTACCCGACGGCATAAAGGCCGCTAAGGGAAATTTGTTATAATCAGTCTACCAAAAAGGAATCAAAAAAAAACACAAACCCTTAAGCGCTTACTATGCAATTTAACGCAGAGAAATTAGAAGAATTAAAGCAGGATATAACAGAAGAAGATCTGTTGGTGCTTTACAATTACATCGATGAATTCTTTGATAAACTTAATCCTGAAACAAGAGCTACACTGTTTTCGCTGCTTTTGGAGCTGGACAATAAACTACTAGAAGATGAAGAAAATCAAGATATTGGCTCTCGAAGGCTGCACTAGGTGCGAAACGCTAATTAACCAACTCAATGAGGCCGGTGTTTTGCATACTGTTGTGCACTGCAACAAAAACGGTGCTGTGTGTGACGAAATGGAAAGGCTCACTGGCACTTTCACGTACCCAATATCTGTGATAATAGAGAAAAAGCCCATAGAAAAGAACGGTTTTACAGTTTACAAAGAAATAAGCACTATAGTATATTTTGCAAACAACTACTCGTCTTTCACTCCAACCAAAAAGCTTGCGGACGATCGCGTAGCAATCCAGGTTCTGTCTCTAACGGATATGTACAACATTCTCAAGCAATCGTAACATACCGCTGTTTTAAAACGCAACTAGAAAGAATTTTTATTAGAGTTAAAAAAATTGTGTAATATTATATATAAAATCACAGTTATGCATAACACATTACACAAAACAAAAACGCTTAGCGAGCAACAGCTACAAGACAACTTAGATAGGTTTTACCAATTAATAGATAAATACATCTCTAGTAAGCGTAAGGACGATCTCTTAGATTTCTACAAAAGCATAGAGCTGACTCTGGTGACAGCACCAGCGTCTTCAAAAGTGTTTCATCACAATTGCTTTATTGGCGGTTACGTTGATCACGTTATCAGAGTGGTTGAAGCTGCATTAGTTTTGGATAAAGTTTGGGACAGATTCAATCAAAAAAAGGATTACACTGTAGAAGAACTTGTGTTTTGCGCCATCAATCACGATCTAGGAAAACTTGGTACAAACGAACAACCCTTCTATTTACCGGTTGACGACGCGTGGAAGATAGAAAAACAAGGTTTGCTTTACAAATACAACTCAAACATTCCTCATATGAGAATCGCTGACAGAAGTCTGTTTTACTTACAGCAGGCTGGTATTGCGGTTAACGAAAGGGAGTACTTGGCAATAAAGTTGCACGATGGCCTTTACGAAGAGGGTAACAAAGCCTACTACGTAACGTACAACCACGAATTCGAAATAAAATCAAATCTAACATTCATATTACACCAAGCGGACCTAATGGCGAGTCGGGTAGAAACTCAAAATTAAAAAAAAATGACAACACTGATAGTATCAATATCAATTTGGGTTGTAAGCGTTATAGCTTACATAATCTTCAACCTATATACTAAAAACAAAAAACTAGAGAACATTGTTATAAAGCAACAAAACCACATAGCTTTGACTACCAACCTTTACAAAGAATATTGTTCTTTGGTTGATAAGATAGATTCAACAATGTGGGTGCAATCAGATCCAGAGCTGTTATCCTTATTCGAAAACATCAAACAGATAAAAACAACTACAGAACAGTATCTAGATTAACATGACTGAAATTAAAGAAAACGATTTGCTTTTTACAAAAAAAGGTACCGTTAGAAAAAGAAAACCGAAGAAGAACAACAACTATTTCACAGAAGATACCCAAAAAGCGATTTTAGAGTATAGAATCACCGAGGATCTTGCAGAAAGGAATAGGATATACAACGAAAAGATACACTATGCTTTCTATAAATTGGTAGAAAACATAATACACTCTTTCAAATTCTATCACTTAGACACTGACTCTATAGAAGATCTAAAGTACGAAGTGATATCTTTTTTGTTGCAAAAACTCCATCTGTACAAAGAAGAAAATGGAAAGGCGTATTCGTATTTTGGCACTGCCGTAAAGAGGTATTTGATCAATTACAACAAAAACAACTACAAGTCAAAGGTAGCTAAAGCAGAAATACAAGAGATCGACAACGAAGAAAGAACTATCAATTCTTTGATTTACACTGATTTTAATTCTGACGTTGATATCGAAAAGCTTTTTGACAAGTACATAAAAAAATTGAATTTGGAAGTATTCGACATGTTTCAATCTCCCAACGATCTGAAAGCGGCAACGGCGATCATTCAGATATTCGAAAGAAGGAAAACTTTGGACCTATCAAATAAAAAGCTGATATACATTTACGTAAAAGAGATGGTAGATGTTCAAACCAATACTATAACAAGGGTGATAAAAAAGTTAAAGACAGTGTATAAGGTCGTTTTAAATGAATATCTACAAGAAATGGAGTATTGAATATTTATAAAAAAACACCATGGAACTAGAAAAAGAAGTTTTTGCTGGTAAAAGTATACAGAATTTGGTAGAGGAGCTGTATAATAAGCAAAAAAATCAAGAAGAATTCATACAAAGCGAGATAAAAAAGTTGTCTCAATTCATAGAAGGACCGGGAGACGCTGTTGTTATGATACCGTTTATAACAGATCTTTTGGAGTCCAATACAAAAAATAGCGAACTTTTGGTTAAGTTGCTCAATTTGTTTAAGCAGTCTTCTGAATCTAAAAAGAACAACGAAGCGTCCTCTGGAGTACTTAGCGAAAAGGACATACAACAACTTTTCGAAGAAGTATCTTCTATAGACTTTAAAAAACAACAAAAGCAGATAGGCTCTTAACATGGCCCAGTACAAAAGCACCATAAGCAGCGATTCTACCGCGGGAGAAAGCAGGGGATCCTATTTCATTATAGGTAGAGTTAAGAGCGTTGTGTTAGGCAAAGAAAAATACGACGGAGAACCCGATCCCAATTACACAGGACCAAAAGACCTTGGAAAGATAACGTACGAGATACTGTACACCAATCTAAACCAATCAAGAATAGCAAACATATCAATACCCGCTTATCCGATATTCAGTTTTATAAAGCTTTATCCTTTAATTTCTGAGATAGTTTTAATAGTCCCTGGACCGAGTTCAGAAATGAACGACGGTGTTGGAAAACAAGACTACTACTATTTCCCTCCCTATTCAACGTGGAACTCTCTGAATCACAACGCTTTTCCCAACATGCAGGAATACGCAGAGTATTTGAAAGATTTTTACAACAATCAAGATTACAACAACAACTTAAGACAAGAGACCGAATTTCCAACCTTACCGCTGGGCGTTACTTTCTCAGAAGCAAAAGACGTTAGAGCTTTACGGCCTTTCGAAGGGGACACGATACTGGAATCTAGGTTCGGTCAATCGATTAGGTTCAGTAGCACTGTGTTAGCATCAAGAAACTTAAACACGTGGTCAAATTCAGGAGAGTTGGGAAAACCCATAACAATAATAAGAAACGGACAGGGCAAACAGAACACAAACGACTACTTCGAAAACACAGTTGAAAACGTTAACGTTGACGATGCTACAATATGGATGACTTCAGGTCAAGAAATAGACATATCTGGCATTAACGAATACCCGTTGAAGTCCTTTGGCGTTACTCAAATTAAAAACAACGCTATTACTCAAGTATACAAAGTCGAATCTAGCAAAGACACAATCAGTCCTAACCAATCAGATAGAGCAACAGTTTAAAAATGTACGTACCTGAATTTCCATACAAAGGCAATCAAATAATAGTAGCTTCGGATAGGTTACACCTGCACGCTAGAAAGGACTCAATATTCCTATTCGCAAAAGAGGCAGTTTCCCTATCTTCACAAAACACCATAAACTTGGACGCGTCCTCTGCGGTCATTGTTGATACTCCTAACATAAAGCTTGGAAGTTTAAACGCTAACCAAAGAGTCATACTCGGAGATAAATTTGTAGACGATTTGAAAGATTTTTTGAATTCTTTGATAACCGCGTCTGATCTACTAACAAAAGTTTCAGCGGGTAAAACAGCCCCAACGCCTGAACTGGGAGCTAGCATGTCGTTTTTAGCGGTTTTTGGTAAACAGGTCAACAAACAGTCTCAAAACTTTTTAAACAAATTGGATGGTTCTTTGTCCAAAAAAACATTTACCGAATAGTGTCCATAAAAACAATATACGAAAATAAAGTAAAATCCAATTTCTCCTCAGAAGCAAAGGGACTTGAAAAAGTGGTGCTAAGGGGAACTTTAAGCATGATAGACATAACCGATGGAATGGACAAGATTTTTTACGGAAAGCCAATAGAATCCGGTAGCTACGTGAAGGGAAAAAACATTCCTAAGAATCCCCTTGATTTGGGTATTATACCTGTGTTAGATCTTATAAATTCGGTTGACTATTGCGACGTAATAAACTACGCGATATCCAAAGTACCCGCTGGATCCAAGTTCAATCCGTTGATAGTTCCAGAAGATCCCTTTGAAAAAATAAAGTGGAGGTTTCAAAAAACCGCTTTCGATGTTAGATCAGAAATAGACACTTTTTATTCTGGTTACGACGATGCCCTTGACAACGAGTCTAAAACAAATCTTTTTAATTCTGTAGGCAGGATTAACAGTCTTTTTTCTACTTGGACAAACGGTTTTAGAAACGCTATAAACGCAGACGGAAATTTCGGCGATCAGGATTTACAAACTCTAACAACAGCTTTTCCACAATTAAGGAACATTGGAAGCTTTGTAACAGACAAGCTCGAATATTACAATCGATTTACAGATTTTAGACAAATACCCAACGAAGATTACCAGAAGCTTTTAAATACAATAAACAAAATAAGGCAGTATTGCATAATAATAGAGTCGTTGAGTACTCCCGCTTCTGTTATCACAGGTCTTAATCTGTTGGGTATAAACGGTCAAATAAACGATGCTATAAAAAAAGTTCAAGATTTAATAGATCCCACAAAGGCCATACCTACAATAAAGAAAATAATAAAAGTTTGCGTAAAGATAAGGAACATATGCAATAGCATTAAAAACTTAATTGCTACTGGTCAACTGTTGATAAAAATAGCTCTGTTGTTAATCCGCGTATTTAAGGTTTTTATAAAGTTCTTTAAAGCGCTTCCTTTGGCGAACCTATTTACAACCACTGGGATAACTACTACGTTTTCAGATATAGTAAAAGACCTAAAAGACAAGGGTGCTTCGACTTTTGAAACAAGGTTGAAACAGTTGAGTTTGTTTTTTAATTTTGTTATCATCTTCTTGGACACCTTAGTACCTATTTTGGGAGAAGTGATACAGAAGCTAACAACCCTAATAACGTCATTACAAAATTGCGATAACTTCCCAAAAGAAGTCTTAAACGAATTGATAGACGTGAAGAACGGATTACAGTCAGACTTAGACGAATTTAATAAGTTCTTAGAAAATAAAAAACAGAAAGACAAAACAAAAAAATCTCAAAACAGATTTGGAGACTTTACCATACAGATAGTAACAGAAGAGGTGGTTGAAGAGGCAATATCCCTTAGAAGGAGGTACGGTGTAGCGCTAAACAATAGAGGGTTGGTGACCGTTCAAAGCGATCCAACGTTTGCATCAGACGATCAAATAATTATACAAGAGGTAAAATTGCTTTTGCAATCTAAGGGAGTTATAGACTCCGCTTCACCAGATTACAACTCGGAAGAACTGAATTTGTTAAACGATACAAGCGCTTATTTATACGAAGACGACATCAATTGGGAAAGCTTCGAACAACAATCGCTTGACTTAGACAGTCCCAACAACGAAAACGAAGACGAAGACAATTTGGGATTGAATGCTTTTGTAAATAAGCTTGATGGAGGTAAGAGATTAAGAAGGAGGATGAGAAAGATGTTAGAAAAAAACAATCAAACATTGCGAAGTAATTTATCAAACACTGATCCTTCTGGTAGATACTCTTCCCGTTTATCTAGCACAATTCCTAGAAACAGTCAAGCATAAATTCACATTTTAAATATTTATACAATATGAGTAGTTCATCTATAAATGCACTTAGAAAAATAATTAGAGAAGAGCTAAAAAGCGTTCTCAAGGAACAGTTAATTGATTTGAAAAGAGAGTTAACTGAATCTCTTTCGAAAAACACAGAAGTTGGTCGCAGCGGTAACAAAAACAATATAAGAGAAAACCTGAATAAAACCATGTTTCCTCTAACGCTAAACGAAGACGTTAAACCCGCTATCCCAAAGTTCGATACTAGAAACCCTTTGGGATCTCTTTTAAACGAGACCGCTATATCCATGACGACAGACGATGTGCACAAGTTTAATAATTCCAACTACGCTCCAACAGAAAAGGTTGGATCGGTTCAAGACATGCTAGCGAACGCAACTCCCAGTTCTAACATGGACATGGTTCAAATAGATACGGTGCCGGATTTTACGGGCATGATGGATTCCCTTAAAAGAAAAGGATTGTTATAATGGCTTACGGACTAAAACAGATATCGCCGCTTGATCTAAGACCCTCTACAGCTATAGGGGTAAAGATACCTTTTTCTTCCAAAAGCGCTTTTACCAGTGTTTATACAACCAAAGAACAGACTAAATACAATTTAATAAACTTCATGTTGACCGATCCTAGGGAAACGCCAATGATTCAAAACTTTGGCGCTGGACTTAGATCTTTCATATTTGAACAGATAGCGGTTAGAGACCTCGAGTCTTTACAGCTGTCTATCGCAACTAAAATAGAGAACAATTTTCCAAACGTTGAAGTTGTAAATTTGGTAGTTACAGGACAACCCGAAACAAATTCTGTGGTTATAGACTTTAGTTATAGATTGAGAAACTCAAACGAAAACGATACAGTAATAGTACAGATACAAAACATGTAAAATGACTAAAAAGCCTGATATAAAATATCTGAATAAGGACTTTGCAACTTTTAAAACAGATTTGATAGAGTACGCTAAGTCCTATTTCCCAACTGTGTATAACGACTTTACACAAGCCAGTCCAGGCAGCATGTTCATAAACATGGCGTCTTACGTTGGCGACGTCCTATCTTTTTACTTGGACAACCAATTGCAAGAAACTTACGTTCAATACGCTAAACAGAAAAACAACCTTTTCGCTCTAGCCTACACAATGGGTTACAGGCCCAAAACTGTTTCTGCCGCAATAGCAGGACTTGACGTGTACCAGGTAATTCCAGCTAAAACGAGCGGTAGTTTAAAGTACCCTGATTTTGATTACTCTTTGGTTATACAACCCGGAATGGTTGTTAATTCGTCCATAAACAGCTCTGTGAACTTCTACGTTCCCGAAAAAATTGATTTTAGAACTTCTTCTTCTTTCGATGAAACAGAGATAACAGTTTATACCACAGCTGGTGACGGTTCTCCGACCCAGTACCTTTTAAAGAAGAAAGCAAACGCTATATCAGGACAAATCAAGAGTCAAGCATTCACGTTTGGTTCGGCGCAAAGGTTTCAAACTGTAACAATAAGCGACATAGAGATAGTTGGCGTTGTTAGCGCTGTAGACTCCTCAGGTAACAAATGGTACGAAGTTCCCTACTTGGCGCAAGACTTCATTTACAATCCAGTTGCAAACACAGCCGCGAATTACCCGGACTTGGCACAGTACTCCGATCAGGTTCCTTACATACTTGAAAAGGTTAAAGTGGATAGAAGGTTTACAACTAGATTTACCAGCAACGACAACCTGGTGATAGAATTCGGTCCAGGCATTAACAGCGTTGCTGATACTGTTGTAATACCAAACCCTAGTACGGTTGGCGTTGGTTTGACTAGCGGATCTAACACTATAAACACCGCTTTTGATCCCACCAACTACGTTACCACAAAAACTTACGGACTTTCTCCGTCTAACACAACTATAACGATATCTTATTTAGCAGGCGGTGGAGCTTCCTACAACGTTGGAGCAAACGAACTAACCGTTCCAAGTTCTGTAGTTACAACGGGCGTCAATACAAGCTTTAGCAACACAGTAGCAGTAAACAACGCAGAACCAGCAACAGGGGGCGGAGACGGAGACACGATAGACGAACTAAGACAAAACATACAGGCTTCTTTTGCAAGTCAAACAAGAGCTGTAACACAACAGGACTATTTGGTAAAGGTGATGGAAATGCCTTCCAAGTACGGCAAAATATCAAAAGCCTACGTAACAAAGGACGATACTACTTTTGCAAACTACTATAGCTCGGATTACACAAACAAGAACCAAACGCTTGTTAGCATGTACCTTTTGGGATTGGACTCAAACGGTCACCTTGCGGAGCCAAGCGAAGCGTTATTGAAAAACGTTCAAACGTATCTGTCTGAATACAGAATGATGACAGACGCTATAAACCTAAAACCTGGGTACGTTATAAACATAGGTTGCAATTTCGATGTGATCATAAGGCCCAATTACACTGGCACAGACGTAATAGCAAGGTGCTTAACAGTGCTAAAGGACTTTTTTAACATAAGCAATTGGCAAATAAACGAACCTATAGTTCTTAGCGACGTTTACACGCTTTTGGATACTGTAGAGGGCGTACAAACTGTGAAAAGCGTAGAAATAGTTAACAAATCTGGGGTTTCAAACGGGTACTCTAAGTACGTATACGACATAAACGCAGGTTTGGTAAACGGTATAATTTATCCTTCTTTGGATCCTTCTGTGTTTGAAGTTAAATACTTAGACACAGACATACAAGGAAGAGTGGTTAGCTTCTAATAAAAACAACAAAAATGGCAATATACAAAATATTTTCAGAAGCGGACACAACGATCTACTCAAAGTTTCCAGCGATGAACACTGGGCTTGACGAGATCTTGGAAGTTAGCGTTAAAAATTCAGAAGACGCAAACAACAGTTTGATAGCTGGAGTTGGTCCCATATCATCGGATGACTTACGCAGATCTTTGATTAAATTTTCTAGCGACGATCTACAGAAACTCAAAGCGTACGCAACTGGTTCTTTTAAAGTGTATTTGAAACTTTACTTGGCCAACGCAGAAAACTTAAACACTGACTACTACTTAGAAATAAGACAGGTTGCTCAGGATTGGGAAATGGGTACAGGACACTTTGCTGATTCTCCTCAAACAAAAAACGGAGCTTGTTGGTATACTTCACAGTCTTACTACACAAATGTAACAAATTGGTTAAATCCTCAGTATTACTTAACACCCGGCGGTGGTTCTTGGAACAACACGTTCACCACCCAATCTTTCGATTACAACAGCGATAAAGACATAAACGTAGACGTTACAGCCATAGTTGACGAGTGGTTCAGCGGATCTCAAAGCAATTACGGTTTTTTGGTGAAACACCCGAACGCGGTGGAAAACAATTCAGGAAGCTACATTGCTTTGAACTTCTACAGCAACGATACTCACACAATATACCCTCCAACCCTAGAAATCAGGTGGGACGATAGCGTATACACGACAGGAAGCCTCTCAGTGTTGAGCGATAGCGATTCTGTAATAACTCTATCTAACAACATGGGTTATTACAAAAAGAACACAGACATCTATAAGTTCAGAGTCAATTCAAGGGACAAATACCCGACAAGGGTGTTTACAACCTCTTCTTTATACACTTCAAACAAGAGATTACCACAACAGTCGTATTGGTCTTTAGTAGACGCAAAAACGAACGAAACCGTTGTTGACTTTGATACCAATTACACAAAGATAAGTTGCGATGGAGTTAGTAGCTATTTTAACGTACACATGAACGGTTTAGAACCAGAACGTTATTACAAACTACTCATAAAGTGCAATTTGCCTTCAGGAGAACAGGTAGATTACGACAACAACCTAATATTCAAAGTAACTAATTGATGGAAAAAGTAAATTTAGTTAAAAAAATAAGGGGCGTAAGTACGTACACAAACGCTATAGACAACCAATTTACAGAGCTTATTTCTCCGCAAGTTGTAGAACAAACTCCCATTGTTACAGTAGAGGATTTTTTTAACTACTACGAACAGCTTTTTTTCGACATACCAACCGAAGGGGAGATAAATTCTCACAAGTATTTGGTAGAAAAAAGTACTCAATACCTGGGAGGATCGATATTCGATGCAGAAAAAGCGGCACTCGTAGAAGAAATTAACTCGTTAAGACAACAATTAATAGATTTAAGCTCTACATATTTAACAGTTAACAACATAGCAACCTAATGGAATTAGTTAATATAACATACAGAGGCACGGGTAAAACTTATCAGGATTACAAACTTGTTGACGATCGGTTGATAGTTACAAATTTTATAAACTCCTCCTTTGGTGCTCCTGAAGATTACGTTGAGCTATCGATCTTTGACGAAGTGGGTCAATTGATAGATATAGACTACAACGTCACAAGCTACTATCCATCACAAGGTTCGACAAATCCCGTAGACGGTTTAGCTTCAAGCATAGAGATCGATCCAAAAAAAGATCTTCAAGACCGCGGTTACAACCGAGGCTTGCTAAACACGCAATACGGTTTTTATAAGAACTTATTCAATTCTACTTCCAACATAAACTATTGGATAAAGGAAATTTCCAGATCCAGAACGGAGTTAAAGTTAAGCAGCCAATTTTTAAGTAATACCCAAATACAAGAGGGCTTTGCTGCTTACCAAACTTACGTATCTGGTAAAAACTATTTCACAGACTTCTACGTCAACTTCGGTTTAAATAGGTTACTGATAGCTAACAACGTCGCTGTTTCGGTTGAGGACGATGGAACTTACCTACTCATAAAACTTTACGAACCTCTTCCACCAGAGTTCGATTTAAAATCAACGCTTTGGTTAGTTGATGCGCTTTCAGATTCGGTTAGCTTTGACGTTAACATTCAGATAGAAGCTGAATCAGAAGCGACAATGAACCAACTTAGGGGACCGAATTTCAAAATAAAGGTTTCCGATAGAATAGGTCAAACAACGCCGTACTACAACTACAACGCGCTGTTTAGTAGCGATCTATCGTCATCGATGCAACAGTTACAAAGCTATTACGACGATAAAGCAATACAGATAAACGTAGACTATTCTAACTTTGAAAACTTCGTTCACTTCTCTAGCGCAACAGAGAGGCTAAATAACTTCGTTTATAAGCTGTCTTTGATAGAGGATTACAGATCACAGATATCGGATACAACCTCTTTTACTAGCATGAGTGTTGATACAAATACTTCTGTTTCTCAATCGAACGTATTGATTCAAAACAAGATAGACAACATCATAAAAAAATTCGATGTTTACGAATACTACCTCTATTACGAATCTGAATCTTTTGCGTGGCCCAAATCTACGAGTCAAAAGCCGTACGATCTCTATTCAGTGACTTCTTCCCAAGCATTGAATTGGTTGGGATCGGAGAATACTACGCCTTCTTTGTCAGGCGTGTCGATACTCTATTCGTCATCGCTGTACGACGCAAACAACTCAGACAGACTAACAAATACCATACCGCAATATCTGCTTGAAAACCCAGACAACCAACCATACGTTACATTTGTTGACATGGTTGGACAACACTTCGATAACCTTTGGATATATTACAAGGATCTAAGCAACAGATACAGCTCTTTTAACAATCCGTACGAAGGTGTGTCTATGGACGTTGTTGCAGACGCATTACGTGGTCTAGGTATGAACTTGTACACAAACACAAGCGTATCAGATAACCTGTATTACACGCTGTTTGGGATGAACCCAGACGGTTCCCTGCTTCCTCCAACTGGATCAGAAGTAATTACTAGCTACGTTACTTCTAGCATAGACACTTTACCCTCTAACCAGCTTGAAAAAGAGTTGTACAAGAGACTTTATCACAACTTGCCCTACCTTTTAAAATCAAAGGGTACTCAAAGGGGAATAAAAGCTTTAATATCTTGTTACGGTATACCAGAAGAGATTCTGACGGTAACCGAATTCGGAGCTAACAACATATACACAGGAAGCGGCTTAATAGAGGCAAACAACGAAAAGATAAACATTGTAACTTCCAGCATAGCTTTGGGAGAACCTGTCCTTTCCCCGTACACGACAGCGCAAGAGTACAACAACCTAGTTAGAGCAAATTCGATGGACATAGAAGTTGGATTCTCTCCATCAAACACAATCAATAACAATTTTGAGTCTTCTTCTGGTTACGTAAACTTCAATCAACTAATAGGCAATCCAGAAGACCAATACAAATCGTCTTACCCATCGTTAGACGCTTTAAGCAAACAGTACTTTTCGACTTATACGCAACCTCACAGTTTGTACGAATACTTTAGACTGATAAAGTATTACAACAATTCTCTGTTTAAAATGATAAAGGATTTTGCTCCTGCAAGGTCTAACGTATCAACAGGAATCATAATAAAGAGTCACATCCTTGAAAGAAATAAGTACGCAAGGCACGAACCAAGCATGAGTTTTTACAACAACTATTCGCAGTCCGTCGACATGATAGACATCTCGGGTAGTAACGCTTTGGGTTACGAGTTTTCTACAAGTTGGTCTGGTAGCGTTATGTCTCCGTACGGTTTTGCGACTGTGAGCTCTACCGACGGCGTAGAAAAATACACCGGAGAACTTAGCGGAAGTTCGATAGTTGTGACAACGGCAACATCGATAAGCGATCAGTCAGAAATCTCAAGCAACTCTAGCGGTTCTTTGGTTACCACGGTAAATTACGGAGCTGTGTACCAAAACGTTACGGCTTCTGTGAGATCTTTAAAGTTCTTAGATCTAGACTACACTTATAACCAAAACACCCCGGTTAACTTCGGAATAATAACCAAATCAATAATAGATGCTCAAATCGATAACTTCCAAACGTACACCAACCCTAATTCTCCGTACGCTCAGTTACAGGATTCAAACTACGCTACCAGAGCTTTTACGTATCCTAGGTTTGTAGGATCGTCGATAAACAGCGCAACCTACAACACGTACACAGCCGGAGACCAGTCTTACGGCAGCAGCGCAACTATAGACAAAGTAAAACAGAGTTTTGCTTATCTTGTAGACATATACTCAGCATCCATTTTTTTACCGGGCCGCTCAAACGCGCAGATAAAGTACCTCATAAATAGCAACGAGGCAGTATTGGATTTGAGTAAAGCAAACTTTAACATATTCGATGTACAGAACTTTTTCAAAAGTGGGGAAACGTGCGACGTATCCCTATTCGAATACGACGAGAGAAACCCGTACGCCCAGTTATTGGTAAACAATCCCACACTACAAATATTTGAAGGCGGATTTAGATACCTACCGATACTACACAACATAGGAGGATCTTCTACAGTTACGCAGAGCTTTTCTTTACAAATACCTATAGAGGTTAGGTTACCACTGGGATCAACAATACCTCCCTCTAGCTTGGATCCAACATTGTTCAACGTATTTCTATTCTCTGTCAACGAAACATTTGTAGATCCTCCCGAAAATACAGAGGCAGATTATACGTTTACCGCGAGAGTTGAAAAGTCCGGGGGAGCTGTGAGCAGCAACACAGGCGTTAATTTCAACTATACTATAACGGGACCAGGCGTATCGTACTCTTCAGCTGGAACACTAACTATAACAACCGGAAATAGTGACGCAACTGGCGATATTGTAACTCTGCGTATAGCGGGCGTACCCCCTGGTGGTTACACAATCAGCGATTTTACGTTTACAGTAAGCGATATATCTATACTTGGTAGAGGCGCAGGAGGAAGTACAACAGGAAGCTTTACAACAACGTTAACTACAGAAGTGAGCAGCAGCCAACCCTGTTTGTACTACAACACTTCCTCGAACGAGATTGTTTTTGATAGCGCTCTGTCGTACTACTACCGTTACGGACACGTTCCGCTGATGAATTCAACTTCCGATCCCTCTTGGAGTACGTCTGGATTGAGTAGAGTTGTGTATCCTTTTTCGATAGGAGTAGGTGATAGGATTAGTTTTTATAACGCATCCTCTTTAGGTTGGAACGAACGGTGGGAGTACGTTGTTAAAAACGTTTACTTTACAGGCTCTTCGAGCACTTCGGATGTGACCGGATCTAGACTAGTGGCTGGGTTGGGCACAACCCTCGACGGTTCTCTGATCAACTCTTCTTCTCTTGTGGATCAAGTCACAGGTGCAAACTTCAGAACTTGCAGATACATTGTCTGGAAACACATTCCCGACGAAACGAATGTCATACTGAGATACGATCCGAAAGATCAAACCCTTGTAGAAAACGGGCTTTTGTATCCGCAATACATAGACGAAGACCTTAGAGATAGATCTGGTAACATAATAAAATCTCTTAAGGCCCAAAATTTAATCACAAACCAATAAGATATTTGTGAAACAAGAATCGAAAAACATTATATTTATATTTAAAGCAAATTTATCATGTCTTATTTAAGTCAAACATCAGTTGTAGTAGACGCTATACTGACCAAAAAAGGAAGAGAGGCTCTTTCTAGAAACGATGGATCTTTTAGAATAACCCAATTCTCGCTATCAGACGACGAAGTGGACTATTCACTTTACAACCCAACCCACCCTTCCGGTTCAGCGTTTTACGGAGAGGCGATCGAAGCCATGCCAGTGTTGCAGGCTTTCCCCAACGACGAGGAGATCATGAAATATAAGCTCATAACCCTTCCAAGGGGAACCGCTAAACTACCTGTGATTAGCATACCTTACAATACAATCATACTAAAGCAAGGTGCATCTCTATCGATAACTCCACAGACCTTGAATTATCTGTCTTCTACCACCCAGTTTGAAGCTTCAGGTTACGTAGCAACAATCGGCGACGTTAGAACGATGAGTACTTTCACAGGAGTTGGTATCAATACAGCTGAAGCAACATCGTTAAACGCCACAACAACCGTAGGCACAAACGTTAGCAAGACTGTTATAGGTACAACCATCAACCTAACTGCTACTACAGTGAATACGCTGTTCGGTAACCAAACGACTCTGTACACAACTCTCATCGTAACGGGTAGAGACTCAGGAGCTAGAATATCGATCCCTGTGCAGATAACAAAAACAAATATATAACAACACAATAAACAAGAAATATGTCATTCACAGCATTGGATCCAAACGATTTCGTAGTATCGGCCGATTCGGTAACAGCTCCGGCTTGGAGTAGTAACATACCTACGCTATCATCATTCTTTACAGCTTCGCAAGGCAATTACTACCTTGACGTGTATAATACCGGTTCTAGTCAGATAAACGCTGCCATCCAGTTCTCTATCGCTTACGGTAGAAAAGATGCGTCGGGTTCGGTACCCATCAATCCTTTGGTGACACAGAACACTCCGACCAGAATAAACTTCGGTCAGTTCAGAAATCTGATATACGGTGACGCTGAATCGAGCGTAAACTTCGGTACCGGAAACACAGACGCTTACGATCTGATCGCTATAACTGTAGACAGAAGCAGGTACAAAGAGAGCCTAATGCCTGGTACTTTCAATTTGAGACTTGGATACGGAACCAATAGTCCTTTGAGATTGACTGACAACTCTAACGATACCACAGTAATATCTTACTTGGATTGCGGAAGAGTGTTTCAAGTAGTTTCAGGTTCAAACGGCACTTCAGCTAATGTTACTGCGCCGTTAGGTGCTTCAACAAATGGTTACACAGTATCGGGATCTTACGGACTGTTCTTACCAGACATCGGAACCATACTTCTTAATCCAAGGGCGTTAGCGCTTACAGCAGCATCGGGCGGTATTGCTATACCTTTTTATTCTGCTAGCGCATTAAACACGGTAAATAATAACTTGGTTTTTGAATCTATATCTTCAGGATCTTCTTTTCAACTTTTGTCTCAAGAGACGATTTCTTCGAACTACGTGTTTGTTAGGGTTAGAAACGCAGACTACAACTACACTACAAACCCATCGTTCTTGACTGGCTCTGGGGAATTGATTTACAGCAATTTTATAAACAGTCCACAAACTTACCCAACAACTGTTGGCCTTTATAATGAAAACAACGATCTATTGGCTGTAGCAAAATTGTCTAAACCTCTTACAAAGGACTTCACGAAAGAGATGTTGATAAGAGTGAAATTAGATTGGTAAAATCTCATGAGTTTATCTTCAAATACACTGTACGCATCAGACGTTACTGTTGTGCCCATAAAACTTAGATATTCGTCTTCGTTTTCGGGGTCGATATCAGGCAGCAGCATCACTACGTTTAGGGGCGAGAGCGGGTCAATATCGCTCTCAGGAAACATCAATCAAGATTCAATAAACTACTTGTCTATAAAGCACCTCTACTATTCAAGGTTCTTTAACAACCACTTTCCAAACTCCTCTTCGATGTACGAAAATTGGTTACAATCAACTGCGGCATCAGGAGCTTTGGACGCTGATAGGAGGGCATATCCTGTTGGACCAGGCTCTTTAGCAACAGCAATATCGATACCAAGGGAGAAGTACGGAGAGAACATAGCTAGATACAGTTTTGTAGTTTCTTCATCACTGGGTTACATCACTGACGACGGAAACGGAAATCTAGTAGACATAACGAACAACACCCAACTGTTAAACTTTTCCAAAAACAACTACTTCAGCAACCCAAATAATTATTTTGAGTTGATGCCTACGTACATCGTTACGGGTAGTCACGTGGGAAACATAATCTATTCGCAAGGCATGGCGATTATAACAGACGGAAACTACGAAGATTTGCTGAACTCTTTGAACTCTTTGAACTTTTACGCCGAATCTACGATATACGAAAACACCGTAAGATGCAGAGTTTCCGAAAACGATTTCAATTACACTTTAAACCCAAGCGCAAACAAGGCGGGATCGACCGGATCTTACATAGACGCTGTCACTGGTTCGGATTTTAGGCCGTACGCTACAACAGTGGGTCTGTACAATCAACAAAACGAGCTACTGTTGGTTGGTAAGCTTGGCAATCCAACGTCAATACCGTCTAACACCGATTTAACGTTCGTGGTGCGTTGGGACAGTTAATCATATTTATATAAAAAGAAGTTAATGCAAAAATGGTTATACGAGGGTATAGAGATAGAGAGTCTCTCCCAATTCCCCGAAGGCTGCGTAGGTTTTGTATACATGATCACCAATACCACAAACGGTAAGATCTACGTAGGAAAGAAAACGCTGTTCAATACACTCACAAAGAAGCTTACAAAAAAAGAAACAGAGAACTGGGACAAACCAGGGCGCATTCCAAAGAAAAAGAAAGAGAGGAAAGAAAGCAACTGGTCCGACTACAACGGTAGCAACAAGAACCTGCAGGAGGACATTAAACTCATGGGTCTACAACACTTTCACAGGGAAATACTAGAGTTCTGTTTCAACAAAAAGCAGTGCACTTACTACGAAGAACAGTGGCAACACAAATTAAAAGTGCTTCACGTAGACTCTTACAACGATACGATAGCAGGAAGATACTACAGAAGGGACGTTAAACCAGATCCAGATCTGCACCAGAGCGCACCATCAGACAGTATTTATTAACACGCAATAACCATACTCAATAAAAAAGGAGCTCTGGTGAGCTCCCATTACGTTGTGGTGTTGTACGTCTACTTACACTTATAGTCCAAAAAATTGGAGCTCCTAGGTTTTTCGTTAAGGAATAAATAGCACTCTGTTTTACCTTGGTAAGATATTTGTTTTTTGAAAGACAGCGGTACTATTGCTCCGGAAGCCAACCTTGTAGATCCGAAATTCACTGTGATGAGAACGTTAACTTCTCCGTTCACAGCCAACTCCCTCTCGTAAGCTTCCAAAAATCTCCAAACGCCCCTATTCAAATACTGGTCCTGTAGCGCGCAGTTGATGTAACTAAAAGTCTTCCTCAACATGTCTGTGTTACAGTTGAAATCGGCAGCGGGTGCCATGTGTCCCTTATCGTACACGTTGTTTGCGTAATCTAGATCGTTCGAAGTGTGCACAGTGTCGTTCGTGTAAAAGTTCATACCAGACCTGGAAGCGTTCCCCTTTGGGCACTTAACCGTATATCTTATCCACAACGGTTGTTCGAACGTCTCAGAGTACATTATCGTGAATATATCGGATTTTACCAATACAGAGTCTCTTAACGCGCTTTTACCGAGTGAATTTTTTTGCTGGAAAGAACACAGAGCTAAAAAAACAAGGCCTATCGAAAACTTTTGAAGCCTATTCATCGGTCTATTTTAAAAGATTGTAATACTCTTTGAAGTGCTTTATGCGATCGGGTAGTCCTATGGTTCCACCGTTAACGCGCTTTGTAACAGAAGTTACGACAGCGTCGGTAGCGCCCTGATCGGCTATCTTGTGTAGTCCGTTTTTGTGAAAGAACCAAGCAGCTGATAACAACGGGTATTTAGTGGCTACCAAATCCGGGTTATCTACAATAGATTCTGCTACAACAGCGTCGAACGCCTTGTAGTTGTCTTTACCGGTTAATTGAATGTATCCACGGCCGCGAAATTTCCAACCCTCACCGGACGCTTCTGGTCCGTTACCCATTCTACCACCGTACACCAAGTTAGCGATCTTTTCGGGCTTGCGCTCGTACAAAGCTGCCTTCTCAGGCGTGGGGAAATACTTCTTGAATATTCCCAAAAGGCCTTTTGCGCCGTAGTTTAGATTCTCGTTTACTGCTTTGAAGCCACCGCTCTCGTGGCCCGCTTGGGCTAAGAAGTGCGCCAAGCGAAGGGGAGTGTTTAGTTCGAATTTTGCGATTGTGTCGGGTAACTGTGCGATAACAGTGTCGGGAACGTGTCCCTTCAGTTTGTTTAAGTCCATACTTTATTGTTTTTATTTGTTTTGAAACGTAGTGTCGGCCACACTTGTGCTGTCCGAGTTGATTGTTACAGTCGTCTTTTCTTTCCCCCAAAAGTTCTTCTTCCTTTCTATGTACACCGTATCTACCACCCTAATCACAGTTGGGTTTTTTGTGGCCTGATCCAATGCGCCTTTAACTATAATTATCTCGTTCTCTAGCGTCTTTATTTTAAATACCGTTTGGGTTATTTTTTTGTTAATAGCTTTTTCGCTTCGTCTATCAATGCTGTCGCTTTTGATAACAGTGGCTTTACTACTTTGTATAATTGAATCAGCTTTTTCATAGTTGGTTTCTGTTTTGATTTGGTGTGATGAACAACTTGCTACTAAAGACAATAATAATAAATAAAATATTTTCATGTTATTGTATTTTACCTAGTTGTTGTAATACGGTTATTTTGGAAGCTGCAGCGGCTAACGTGCTATCAGATTTTCTGAGAGCGTTTGTCAACTCATCGATCTTTGCTTCTAGTTTCTGGATCTTTTCGTTTTGCGCTTTTTGCGTAGAAGAGTTGCTCATTTTGATGTCTACATAAAGGTATCCAACCGCGATGATGCAGATGAACATGAGTCCCTTTACCGGTTCTTTCGCAAACTCTTTAAAGCTGATAGGCGGTTTTACTGTACCGGCTACTGCTTCTACTGCTGATTTTTTTGTTGCCATGGTTATAGGTTTTCTTCTTGTGGTGTTTCTTCGGTTTTATTTTGGTATTTTGTATTGATAAACTTGTCTACAGACGCTATACCAAAAGCGCCTAAAGTCATAATCAAAAATGAATTGAAAATAAAATCGTTAATCAAGAGCTGTTTGCCCATGTACCCTGTAATTATATCTACTACAGCAAATATTATCATCATTAGAAAGGACGCAAAACCAATTACAGATTTTTCATTGATGTCATTGCCATCTCTGAACAGGTTGGATAAAAAGTTTTTCATAGGTTAGAGGTTTACGATGAGTTGTTACAAAAAAAATGGCTACAATGCAATTAACACTATAACCATTCCGTCAATAAATATGCTTTGCTATCCAAAAAACACAGACTCTCCCAAATACTCACCCGTAACTCCCAATTCGAATGTGTTTATTGGGATAGGATAACGTATAGGCCCTAAAAAAGGAGCTCTGGTGAGCTCCTGGTGTGTCTTGGGCGCATTGGTTATCAATTGGTTATAACTGATTGGTTTCCAATACTTAAATTTTTTGGTGACTATAGTCTATCCGCTAACCATCCTGCGGCATCACTCACTTTATATATTTGTTGAATTGCTCTTTCGAGGCCTTCGTTGTCGTCTAATATAGACTGTGCCATATCACCAGCTTGTGCGTCGGAGAACTTATTGTATTTTTTATCTTTTGATAAGTCTCTTATGAATTTGTCAAGCTTTGATTTTACGTTCCAATTTTCGGCTTCTTTACCACTAGCAGATATAGCTTTTTCTAACGCAGATTGTACGTATCCAAAATCTTCAACATAATCAGCGCTCGCTAATACTTTAGCTGATAGATCTGGTTTATCTAAAATGAAAAACCGTAACTGATTCAATCTTGGTGCTCCTGGTACTGTTTCGTATCTCACTAATACATATTTGTCACCGACTTGTAAAAATGTATTCGATATGCTCGCTCCGTAATTACCAGGGGATTTTTTTGCAGACAGCTTTTTAAAGTTTAATCCTTTACTATTTGCCCAGTTTTCTATATCAGCGCTTAACTTTGTAGATCCATAAGCCTCGTTTACTAAGTTAGTTAACTTTATCATAAGAGTTTTTAATAAATATTCAATTAATACATTAGACACCTATCTTTAATGCCTTCTAAGAATTCGGGTCTATTACCTAAATTGAACTTATCATTGAATATCCAAGTGTAAGGAATATTTTTAGTAGGACGCTTTTCTCCGTGAGATATTGCTATGTGCTTCCAAAAAAAGCAAGTTTTATCTTCTACATTCAAGTACTTTTGTGACACCATAGGGTTCTTAGGGTGTTCAACCAGCACTTTCATCTGTCTCAACCACTCGTGCGCCTGTTTGTTTTCTGGTATAAATTCTCCCGCTGAGTTTACGCTGTACTTAACTTTACCGTTTAAGTTCTGACCATCGAATATCTGGTGAAGTCCGTCGAAGTGGCCAGTACCTCCAAATAGTATCGACTCTGGATCGACCAAGTGCGGGTAAGACATCGCTACATATCTGGCCGTGTTCTTACAGGGGTAAAGCGGGCTTCTGAACTTCTGGTGTTCTTTGAAATACGACTCTAACAGTTTAGCAAAGCCCATCATCGTGAACTTGGGTCTTACTCCCCTTTCTACTTCGTCCAACACGTGATACAGATCTTCAGCTGCTTGCTTGGGTCCTTCCAACACCCACTCTTTTACGTTTGTACCCTTAGGGTAATATATCTGAAACAGGTCGTTGCGAGCGTGTCTGTTCTCTTTGAAGTGTTCTCTTGTTGCTTCTATACCCCCGTCATAAAGCTTCATAAATGTGCCCCAGTGTTCGTTAGTAAAGGAGAACACAAGCGTATAGAACAGTCTCGCTTTGTTACTTACTATCTCTTTCATGTACTCGCAGTACGGGTGTTCGTGCCAGTGTAGGCGGTGGGAGAATATCTGGTACTCATTTTTTAGTAGATCGTCCTGTCTGTCGTCGAACTTGTGACAGAACTCGAAGAACTTGTCTATGCGTTCCTCTTCGGTCCAATCCTTCATCCATGATCTTTGCGGTTTCTTTCCCTTAAAGGGTACTTCGCACGTGTTATTGTATATTATGTTGGCCATGGTTGTATTGGTTTAGAAAGTTTTTAAAAGCTGTTAGCATGCGGTCTATCGGATAAGGCCCGCTTTCCGTTTCATCCCAGAGTTGGTAATCATCTCCAGCTTGGTAATAGAATTCAACCAGTTCAGAGATCTCTACTCTGTCTTTTTTTGTTTCTGTATTGCTCATAGTCCGTAGTATTCTTTTACTCGTTGTTTGTATTGTTCTTCTGTCATATTTAAAGACTTGATAACTTTGTCGTCTGACGGATGTTCGGTGATACCATTGAAACTCGGTACCAACCCAAGGTCTAACATAGCTTTTTGTCTTCCGTAAGGGTGATCTTTAATGCTCGAACTGTTCCAAACGTGGTCGAAGTCCAAGTGATCGTAGTCTGCACCAGGCTTAACGTAGTTCTCGATCCAACGTATGCTATCGCACGCAACGTCCTCTGCGTTGTACGGGTAGCTACCTGTGTCTTCGTATATCTTCATCATTACTGCGTCTAAGAAGTCCTCTTTTGGCATCTTGATAGACTTGGTAGCAAGATACTCGATGCATTCGATAGCGTTTGTGCCGTAGTAGAACGGGCTCTCTCTGTTCACAAACTCAGGGAACCAATCGGCAATATCAGCGATAACAGCGGCGTACTGGAATTTGAAAGCTCTGAGGTCCCTGTCTTTGTTCCACTTAAACATGAAGTCGCCTACTTCACGCAAGTCTTTCTTTTCTCCCTGCTCTAAAAACCTCGTAAGGTCCTCGGCCAACTGCGGTACGTATTCGCAAAGGAAGTAGTCTCCTCCACGCTTGTATCTGCCTTTGGGCTTAGGAAAGCTTGGGAACTGGTAACCTATAGACGTATAAAACGGTCTGATCGCTTGCTGAATGATCTGTACCATTTGCGGTATGTTGTCGGCTTTGTGCATATCGAACAGAAGCGTATTGTGGTACCCTGAAGGCTTCATCGAATAGTTGATAGCGGAGCCTGTTAAACGGTGAAACAAGAAAAGGTACATCCACTCTCGCACTCCAAACACATTGCGTTTACCAGTCCAGTTCTTAGATATGATTTCGCGCTGCTTTGACATGATACCGTCCTTCATCTTGTCCCAATACGGATGGTCCTCTGTGAAACCGTAGAAGCAGTCGTTGACAATCTGGGAGAATCCTGCGTATTTTCTTTCGACCACATCGTACAGCTCAACGTGCTTCATCAGATCGTCCTCTACGCGTGAGTCGCAGTGTCTGATCTTACCTAAATTGCACTCGGCCTGTTGTACAGTGGCCATTCTAAAGTACTTCAAAAATTCGTCGTAGTACTTGGTCATCTTTAGGTACTTGACGTTGTTCATTGCTTTTTTGTCCATGTGTTATTGTATTCTTGTGTTTTGTTGATCTAATTCGTAGTCCCAGTAGTGGAATTCCCTGGAGATGTGTACAGATTGTGGCCTCTCCATAACTTTGAAGTCCAATTCAGCGTTCTCGTTTTTGAAGATCGCAGGCACTTTGTAAACGTTCCACTTGTTTCTTTCTGCAATCTCGTTGAGCTTTACGCTTATGTACTTTGCCAACGCTGAGCGCTCTTCCCAAGTTCCGAAGTACGGCATCTTTTTGTACCAACCAGTTTTGGGGATCTTTCTAGAAACGTTCTCAATAGGCAGTACTTCAGTCAACGTAACAGAATCTAGATTGAGTTCAAGCAGTTGCTGCTCTAGAGCGGCCATCATTTCGTCAATAGATTTGATTGGGTCTTGCTGTCTCATCAGATGGTGACGAACGTCTATGTTACCCATGTAAACGATGAGCTCTTTTACCCAAGGAAACACGTAAGACTTCAATCCTCTATTCAAGCAACCGTACATTGTCATACCGTCGTTCCTACACACCATCCAACCGGGTCTGTAAGTACTGAAGCAGTGTGAGTCGCCAAACACCAACTTGTCTGTCTTTTCGATGAAGTCTACACGAGGAATAGAAGTAGCACACACGTTGTTTACCATGTCAGCTTTCTCTAACAGGCTTTTGAACTGTTCTGTGCCCGTTCTGTGGCGAACTTTAATTAAGTCACCGATCAACGGCATGTCAACGTGAAGCGAGTACATTCTAACGCCTTGCACAAATATCCTTTTAACTTGATCGTACAGTTCGTCGTTGGCGCCTCCAAAGATATTGAAAGTTCCCTTGAACTCCATACCGTGTTCTAAAAGTATCACATCGTATTCCGACCAATCCGTTTTCTGATCGTGAATAACTGTGACGTTTGGATACCCAGCGTGCTTTAGTTGATTAGCGATCATAGTCGGCCAACCGGCTTTATGAGAGGAGATCTGTCTGCTGATCTTACCCACAAGGGCAGAGATGCCGATCTTTACAGACTTGTCTTTTTCGTAATCTGTGAAGTAAGTGAAATTGAAATTGTTATCCATTTTTGTTTGTTTTATTAAATAATTCGCAAAATTCAGGCGCGTATTTTTTAGCTAAGCTTAAGTAGTACTGTTGTTTCCACTCTTCGTCTTCTCCCTCTCTTGTGCTGTGTAAACGTATTTGATCCCTCAGCCTTGCCGCCATTTCGTACCTTTCTGTGTCTATGCACCACTGAAGCCTATCTTTAATCATTTCTATGTATCCTTCTTTAACCATGTTGTGCTGCTTTTATTTTAATTCTTTCGAACAACGCTGTTATGTGTTTAGTGTAGATATCTTCGTTAGTAACCGATGGACTCTCTTCGTTCACCCACTCTTCTTTGCCTTTGCTTATTCCCATGATCTTGATGTTCATTGCGCCCTTCTGGTTCAACGCGATCTTCCGTGTCTTTTCTATCGCCTCCCCCATTGTCCTTGCCATGACGCAGCAGACGTAGTCTCCCAATTTGTTCCAATTGTTTATGAAGTAACGATCGTCCTTGTAGTGAAGGTAATACACAACCATCGGTTTCCACGGAGAACTTTCCCTCTTTAACCTCTCGACCTCCTGTCTTGCCCAATCGACGTACCAGTTTAGAACGTGATCGTCAACTTCGATGTCGTACTGAAACAATTGAAACACTTTCCACGAATCTAAAGCGTACCTACCCACACCTTTCATGTCTTGTAAAACTGATATGGGAACCGAAGTACCGTATTCTTCTACTGCTTCTATCCACTGTTTGCTGAACCGCTTCCACGCCTTTGCTCTTCGGTTATAGAAGCCCAGTGTTTTTATCACCGACGCTATCTCTGATTCTTCTGCTTCTAACAACGCTTCTGCGTTTGGATACCTTTGAAAGAACTCGTGGCGAACCTGGTCGACCTGTTTGTGGCTTGTCTGGTTGAGCATGAAACACACCATTAACATTTTCCACGGATCGTCTCTGTACTCTTCTTGCCTTGTTTCGTACGGGGAAGTTTGTAGTCTCATAACTTTGATTGTATACTAAATTAACAAATAGTTCTCAAACAACTAAGCTTATCTTTCAAGTACAAACGAAAAAAAGACCCCAAAGATAGGGTCTTTTACGTATAGATTTTTGTGTTGTTATGCAAGTTTGTTGCGCAAGAAGTCCATAAGATCTTCGAGCTCGAAACCATCGTCAATAAGAAACTGAGCTGCAGCCAATAGTCTGTCTCCGCCCAATCCCATAATTCGATCGTCTGTAGTACCGAAATCCTCCGTATCGTCTTCTTCCATAGCTGTACCGATCTCTTCTCTTTTTAAACTAACACCACGTTTGTACGTTGATTCTATATCTTCTGCGTATTCGCCGTCGTTGTATTTGTCTTCGACCTTATCCAAATAGGGCTTCACAGCTGCCGCGTAAGATTCAAAATCGGGGTAAGACGCATCTCCAAAAACTTCTTGGTCTACCACTCTATCTCCGAATCCCAAATTAACCTCTCCAGCGATGCCTTCTTCTCCGTCAAAACCCGGAGTCGCGTACACAACAAGGTCTTCAGGATCTATATCGTCGTGGGTCCACATGTAAACTCCGCTCATATAATCGTAGTCAAACGTCCAAGATCCCAACTTGCTCTCTATAGCTGAACGTACCCAATCGTCTGTGTACACTTTAGAAGGCTTTTTAAGATCTTCCATAGCTGTACCCATTTCTTCGTTTACGGGTTTAATGTCTACGTATCCACCTATGTTTTCGTTCAGTAATTTGTTCCCTTTCAAGAACCCGGTTAAGTTAAAATTGTCTTTCATTTTTTATTTATTATCTGTTTACTGATTTTATGAAATTATCGTAATCGCCGTCATCATCCATATCACCACCGGCTCCGTATTTACTTACATGATTGTTTGTAATTTCGTCTTGAACCATAGCGTTAACTAGATTCTTAAACGCCACAGCTGTTTTATCTGTATAGAAACCAGGTTCTTCTGGGCTCATTCTTGCGCTAGTAGTCATATATGCACCTATGAAAGCGGCCGCTTCGCTTAAGCAGTCTAATAAGTTCTGACCGTTCCCCCCTTTGACAAAACATTTTTCAGCAGCAGCCTTTAAATAAGAAGACAGTTCATTATCAGTCGCCTCTTTTAGGCTTTCTTGATCTTCTCCCATTGATGCACCAAGATTCTCGTTTAACAAAGCGTTCTTCTTTAAGTATCCCTGTAAGTTAAATTTATCTGCCATTTTGTTTCTGTTTATCTATAAATATCACCAATCGAGTAAAGGTTCGCCGTCCACTACAACTCTTACTATTTTTCCCCTAACTTCGTCGTTGTTCAGCGATTTAATGTACGCCTTTGGGCTTTTGATCTTGTTGTAACTTAACACGTCTCCGTTTTCGAATTCAACGCTCACCGTGTGTCCGCCCGGTTTCAAAGACAGCGGATTAGTTCTGTACTTGTCTTTTACATAAAACTTTGCCATAACTATTATTTTTTAATTAGAAAGAGGTGCTTTAATTGCTGGGTGTGCTTGGTATTTTATTAATGCAAAATTATCTAAAGTAAGTTCATCAAATTTTAATTTAGGATCATTTATTATGGCCAATATAGGCAATTCAAATGGCGTTCTAGTAATTTGTTCCTTTGCTTGCTCAATGTGATTACTATATAAATGTACATCACCCAAGTTACCAATCAATTCATCTGGAATCATATTAACTTCTTTAGCAATTATTTCAAGTAGTAAACCATAAGAAGCAATGTTGAATGGTAAGCCCAAGAATGTATCTACTGAACGTTGATTCCACATTAAAGATATTGCTCTGGTTGGTGTATCGTTTATTGTTTTATAAGGATTTATATCTTCATCCTGTATTCTGAATAAATGATATCTTTCTTGATTATTCAATTCTCTTGTATAAACTTGAAATCCATAATGACAAGGTGGAAGTACCATTTGATCTAATTCACCTACGTTCCAAGCGTTAACCATTAATCGTCTTGAGTCTGGGTTTGTTTTAAGGTCGTTGATTAGATTTTGGATTTGGTCTATTTGTTTTTTTAATGTTGGTAAATGATGACCACCACTATATTCATCCCCATATTGATATTCCCATTGTCTCCATTGCTTACCGTAAATTGGACCTAACTCACCCCACGTCTTAGCAAACTCATCATCTGTTTTTATTTTGTTGATAAACTCCTGTTGTGTAAGAGGTCCACCAAATAAACCTTTAATTCTAAAATCATACGGACTATCTGTTGGTTCAAAACTTTTACAATAGTTCTTATAAGCATCACCATCCCAAATATGACAATTGTTATCAACTAGGTATTTGATGTTTGTATCACCTCTAAGGAACCAAAGTAACTCAGTTACAATGCCTTTGAAGTACATCTTTTTAGTTGTAAGTAATGGAAACCCATCGCTCATTTTGTGTCGTATCTGTCTTCCAAATACACTTAACGTTCCTGTACCTGTACGGTCTTGTTTTTTTACACCGTTATCAAGTATGTCTTGAAGTAATGCTTGGTATTGTTTGTCTATGTTATTCATAAGTCCCATATACTTTTACTTTATTGTGTAGCATCTTATATTTCTCCTTCGGTGTGGTTTTTGTTATCGTCCCAATCCAAAAAGTCTTCGCCTTTGTATTCTGGGTGGATATCGTTCATCTCCGCTATTCCGATTATCCAAGCCCAAACTAGGCCTGCAATTGCTAATATACCTAAAGCTACAAAATATTTCATATATAAGTTTTTAGTGTAAACGATTAGTAGTTCCACCAAGAATCGAACTTGGATCTACTGCTTAGAAGGCGGTCGTTCTTTCCATTGAACTATGGAACCCAGAAGACAGACTTTAAAACCTTTTCAAGAAATAGATTTTCGTACGTCTGTATGGTTGGTACGCCTTCACCGCCTGATGGACGTATATCAGCAGTCTTGCAAGGTACCCGATGGGGGTGAGAGGCCAAACGATTATCCACGCAAAACCCAACAGTGCGTCTGCTTCAATGTTCCTTATTGCTCCGTTTATTATCGCTACGACTATCCCTACCGTAACGTAAATTCCAATGATTTGTTCTAGCATCATATTGTGTTTATTTAAAGTTTTGTGCCCCATGAGAGACTCGAACTCTCACACCTTTCGGCACCAGATCCTAAGTCTGGTGTGTCTACCAATTTCACCAACGGGGCATTATTAGTAATGCTATATCGTTTTAAACACAAGTTTTCCATCTACCACTTTTGGTATTTCACAATTGTATTGTTTTGCCAACCTTACCAAGTCTTTAAAACTTGTGGATATTCCATTTTCTTCATACTCTTTTAAATGAGTGTAAAATCCCTCGTAATCCGCACTACTGCTAACATCAGGTTGCTTCAATGGCTTAGTTTCGTTTTCTTTTGACATATCTTTGTTTATTTAAAGTTTGTAATTCTAATCAAGTTTATCTGTTAAGGTCGCCACTAAAGCAACCTGCAAAACGTTATACGCCATTTGACAAGCACTCTAATTCATTTTGGTACGCTTCCATTTCTTTTTCATACTGCGAAAACGGGATTGCAAAAAACATCATATCGCAATCAAGGTTATACATCTTTGTCTTTAACATTCTAATTTTTAGCCATCGTGACAAACGGCGTATAACATTGGTATTACTTCCACCTGTGCTGACGTTCTTTTCTGTACTGTTTTGCATATTGTAAACTGTTTAATTGTTAAATACTGTTGCACTGCCAATTCACAGGCGGCAGTAATACCTATCCGTTATAGGGCATTTAATTCAGCCTTCAAACGCTTTAAGAAGTTTTCATCTCCATCATCCCCAGACAAATACCAATCAACTCGTTGGGCATAGACTGAAGCCTGACGAAGTATTTTGATAGCTTTTCGCATTTCATTTTGCACCTCTAATGGATGAATATAGTAATACTTTTCTTCTGGGTATTTTTCTAAGTATTCCTTATCAAAATACAATTCGTCTTTAGGCTTTTCTTTGCCCTGACGTTCTAATTCACTTTCAATACTATCCGCAATAGTGTTGATGTGATATTGTGTATAATCAAATCTTCCTCCTGACATAATAATAAACGCCCTATAACAAGGGTATTTGTGCAAGCGGCTGGACACTTGCGGTTAATTTAAAGGGTATTCGTGCCGCCTTCACAAATACCTGACGTTACACTGCCATTGCGAACATTAGTATAAATCCTCGCTGAATAGCCTAAGTAATGGTTCTGCAATTTGGTTCGCCTGTAATGCAATTTTTGCGGCCTCTTCTCTATCAACAAAACGATTTCTATTCGTCAAAAAGCCCTGCTCCTTTTCATAAATACCGAGCTGTTTCCTTTCTCCCATCGTGCCACCTATCTGCTGAAAAATACATCCGTGTCTATAGCCGCAAAAAACAAGCCCAGTAGTAATATTTTTAGGCTGATGCTCATATTGCTCACCATCATCAAACCAAATTGCTGCACATAAAATATACTCCATATCAGAAACGGCAGGTAACATTGCATTGTTCTTATGCTGGCTTTCGGAAGTACCTTCAAGTTTTGAATTGCTATTATCCATATTAAGTAATTGAGTTTTTAGTTAAAAAATATCAGCACAAAAACAATGCTACCACGTTGGTGGTCATGCTACCTTTGACACGCCATAAAGCAATGTGTCTAATTCTTCCAACGGGTATTTATAAATTAAGGCATCAGAACTGCCCGACATTAAACCAGTTAAAAAACTTGCATTTTCTTTTCTGTAAACTTCCAACATTCGAGAATTGGTATCAACTGAATATTTTACATTAGCAAGCCTATCACATAACTTTACATACTTTGCCCAAGCTGTTTCACGAATACCTTTGTAATAATTTTCGCCAGCACGTTCTTTTCTGTTTTTACCCTTATCGTTTGTTAAAGCGTAAACGATTTCAGCAACTTCATACCCTGCAACTTCTTTTACATCATTGTAAGTAAGTCTGCAATCTTCAATAGTATCATGTAACCATGCAGCATTTAATACAGTTCCCCAGCATTGTTGAGGTATTGCATCAATATACTTTACTGCATAATGTGCAACCATTGACAAATGGACGGAATAAGGTTTGCCATCATACAGGTGGTTTACTTTGTTGTGGGCTTCTATTGCAAAGCTGATTATTTTACTATTCATATTTTAAAATTTAATTCGTTTTCAAATACCGCCCGAACGCATAACACGGGTTTGGCAAAAGCTGCCTTTTCTACCCACTTCGCAAAGCCGCCAAGCGTTATGTGCCATTAAAGACCACCTATAATTCCAACAGCTACTCCACATAAAAAGACCAGTAACCAAGCCAAGTTCCATTGCCAATCTTTGTATTTAAACTCTCCGTGTTTTGTTTTAATTGTTACCATTTTAATAATATTAACTGACACATAACAAGGGGTTTTGTGCCATTGGGCTTTGACGAAAATTCATAAAGGTTGTCGTGCAAAAACGCTATCAACTTATGATGCTCTGTTGAGCCAGCGACTACATTTAATTTAATTTCTATTTTTGTCATAATTTACTAATTAATTATTTCTGGACGAGGGATATAGATATTACAATGACTAGAATAATCTTCACCTACTACATCTTCACTATTCCAATCAATTAAATCTTCTGGTAAATCAAACATAGTTGCTTCATCATCTTTACCTAAAAGGATTTTTAGTTCTTCAATTGTTGGCTCTCTTTTTAATTGAACTTCAACTTCTTGAACTCTACTAAATTTTAGTTTCATAATCTTTTTTATCTATTATATTAGTTTCACTTTTACAATCAAAACACCATTCAAGATTAGTTCCTGAATCAGCAGAATAAATTTCTTCTGTATTTACATTTACCCATTTACATCTTGCAACTTCTTCAGAACTACAATATTTACATACTTGTAAATACTCATCAGGTGTTTTTTGTTCAGCTTCTTCAAGTGTTTCTTGTTTAGGTTCTTCTTTTGGAATGATTATTTTGTACTCATAATATTCATAACCTGCTTTACCTTCATTATGTTCTTGAATAGTACCAGATTTTACTCTGTAATTACTCTCAACATCAACACTCTCACAACTTGGATTCTTAACAAACCATTCTAAAAACTCATCATCAATAGCTTGTACACCATCTTTAATTAAGTCTTGGTCTGTTGTTAGAATGATTTTTTTAAATCCTATATAAGATTCATTGTTAGTACCTTCAGTTCTTCTTTGAATTGTATTAGTTTTATAATTATAATACCAATCCCCTTCTTTAATTTCTTCATCAGAAGTGATGTAGATGTAAAATCCTTCATTGGTTGTTCTTACTTTATCCGTAATAGAAAAAAGTAAATTATCACCCGATTTAAATATACCAGTTGGTTTGTCTGTTGGTAATACGTGAATGTTTTTCATCTTATTCTGATTTAAAGGTTTCGTTGTAGTATTGTTCTGCCATACCTTGATAACCAATTAGTCTTGTTGATTCAACTTGACAACCAACACCAAAAGCATCTATTATCTGTTCCTTTTCCATTTCTTTGGCTTGTTCAACTTGTACAGATACTACATTTATTACTTTATCTCCATAAGCACCTTGAAATGCTTTTATTAAAAATTCTACTGCTGTTTGTTGTGCCATAGTTATTTGATTTTTAATATTTATTTAGTAGTCAGGACAGGATTCGAACCTATATTAAGTAGCAACAGAATGTACCACATTCAAGCTTTACAACCTTTTGAGTAACTTAATTGACACCAATTCCGCCACCTGACTATGTTTTAATCTACCCACTCAGTATCTCTCCATTCCCACCAACATGAACCACAAGTTACGTCAAACATTCTATATAAAGTTTGTTTGATAGATACTCTTTCCAACCATCTACGTTCATCTCCAATCCTTTTAGGAATGAAAAGATACTTACTAATTATTCTTTGTTGTCCTTCTTTTCTGTTGTCAATAATTTTACATCTCATAACTTTTATTGTTTTAATAGTCAGGACAGGATTCGAACCTGTAATCAACTCTTTTTGCGCCAAGATTTTACCTCGGGGTTGTAATCAACTGCGTCTACCATTCCGCCACCTGACTATATTCCCCACCTTGAGATTACAGGTGAGTAGATGTATCGGTTTTCTTTCTTTCAATAAACCTGCGGGTCTTACCCTCTTAAAATTAGTCAAACTACTTGGAGCCTCTGTTACCTAGCTTTATTCCAAAGAGACTGGCGTTTAAGGATGTCCAGTCCAATACCCTATTCATTGTTTAAGTCTTGAATTAAAGACTCTGAGTATCTCTTACTCATAGTAGTCAGGACAGGATTCGAACCTGTAAGAACCTACGTGCTTCACTCACTTGCGGTTCAGTTGCTCTGTGAAGGCTTGCGTTACCAATTTCGCCACCTGACTATTTTAGTTTTTGCTATCGGGGAAGGATTCGAACCTTCACACTGGGATTCAGTAAAAGACAAATTAGCATGCTTCGTGGTCAACCCGTATCCTGTTACCTGTTTCCTAATCAGCGCCCTCGAGACGAGAGGGTGTGTATGCCGTGCGTACGCTTTTCACCACCCGATAGTTTCCGTATTACTTAGTGCTATCTACAGCTACTTTAACGGAATCAACGACTGTAGAATCAACTGTTGTAGAATCTGTCGTAACTTGTTCTGTGCTCTCTCCTGAGCCACACGCCGCTAATAAAAAAGCAGCCATCGTAATTGCGATGATTTTCTTCATCTTATGTTTGGTTTTTGGTTACTGATTTTATTTTACCCATTCTGAAGCTCCCAAAGCGATAGCTGTTGATACGCTTATTTGCGAATTCTCCTTCATGCTTTTAAGAGCCCAAGCCACAACCTCAACTGCAAGTCCGTATTCGTTTGCTTCTTTTAAATAGTACTGAATTATCTGTAAGTCCTCTTCAGTTATTTTTACTTTTTTCATGAGTTTATTTTTGTGGACCCTGTAGGACTTGAACCTACGACCCCCTGATTATGAGTCAGGTGCTCTAACCAATTGAGCTAAGGGTCCCAGCGGAGGCTCAGGGATTCGAACCCCAGATACAGTTTCCCGTATTTCGGTTTTCAAGACCGACGCATTCGACCGCTCTGCCAAACCTCCTTTGTTTTTTTACTAATCTATATAAATCTATAGCATTGGGTTGATACTAAAAAATGTTAGTTTTGCGTACGATTACACCATATCCTCTTCTCCGAATTCTTTAATTAATTCCTGTTCTACAGTTTTCTTCGCTACTTGTTTGCCGTACCACCTAGTCACGTACTTGTTAAAACTCAATAGTCCCTCTTCTACAAGTCTCTCGTCCCTGTGCATGTTCATGGGAGAAAGCGCCGAGAAATTATTCTCGTCAGCGGTTACATTTACCCAGCAATCCGGATACATTGAAGAAAACTTGTGTGCAGCCTTAGACACGTCTGCTGTTTCCCACGTCTTTTCGAAAATAACTTTGTTCTTTTTGTCTGTTATTTTTACTGTAGCTTTTGGCATAACTTTTATTTTGTATCGTTTTAGTTAAAAAATAGAAAAGATCGGCGCGTAATGCATAGAAATGCACATACTTACCGATCTTGTTGTAACAAATCGCGAACCTTACGTTAGCGAGAGGTGTTTAAAGGTTCCGAGTACCAGTTAGGCTGTAGCTAGTCTCTGGATCTTAATTGTATTAGCTAAGCGTCCACGGGTGTAGTCGTAAGCTTCGTTAACGATACGATCGTTGAACTGCTTGCCGCTTAACACATCAGACACGTGAGTTGTAGAGTAACCTGTAGCTTCTGCTACAGTTGACACATCACCCATGCGGAGTTTGCGGTTGATTAACGACATTTTTTGAATGTAAGTGAGCTTTCTGTAGCTCGTTGGACGGTTAGACGTCCTTTTTGCTGTTTGTTTTTTCATAAACTGTTTTTGATTATTAATACATAGTAAATATACAACGTTAAGTCGATGTATAAAAGTTTTTGTTTTCGGTTTTAAGATTGTTTTCTTTGGTACATTCCACTGAAATTTAATTCGTAACACCAGCGGTTGAACGCTTCCATTTCGTCTTTGGTGAATTCTTGGTAATTTTTCACAGCGTTGTTTACTCGAGGATACGCCTTTTCTCCGGTTCTGCGTTGGCCTAAAAGGAATTCTTTAATTGAGTTCAATAGCTTTTTGATCATGTCTTTTTTTTAAATTTAATAAAATATCTTCGAATGGTCTACTTCATCTTCTTCGTACTCTACAACCACTTTTTTGGTGAGCCACTTCTCCCTTACGGTACCGCACTTTCTGTCTTCGATAAACGCCTGGCACACGCCCGAGTCTGCGTAAAGCGTTTCTGCTTCGTAACAATCGACAGCATCTTCATACGTATCAAAAGGTCCGTAAGTGTACACGTCTTTTTCTGAGTATCCATCCATCAGTTCGAACTCCCAGTCAGGGTTTGATACGTTCGATCTATAGTATGGACCGGTTGTAACGAACCACTTGTTTGGCGTGCCTCCGTCTCCTACCACGCGTTTTGCCATTTCTTTTATCTCTTGTTGAGTCATAACTTTTGATTTTTATTGGTTTAATTAATAGTTATTTACGTTATCGGTTACACCTTTTTTTGAATTTAAACTGCCAACTGCAGCGTTGAAGCCTGCACTTACGCCTGCATGGAAGAGTATGAGCGCATCTACGCTACCGATGTCTGTAATTTCAACATACAACCAATCAATACCATCTTCGTTTTTTACTTCAAGCTTCCAATTTTTCTTACCTCCTTCCCAAGCTTCTAATTCCTTCTGAAGGAATATTCCGCGATCGCGACCTACTATAAAACTAATTTTGTTCATAACTTTGTACAGTCACTGTTTTGTCAGCGCTGAAAGGTAAAAGTACATAAAAGGGTTGAAATAAAAAAATTCGGTGGAAAATAGTCCATTGGTTTCCAATGAAGAATTTACAACTGATTGGTTTTCAACGGATTAGCAACAGGTTGGTTTCCAATCAGTTACACCCGAATCAGCCCAGGAGCTCATGGCCAATGTATGATCCATGAGGCTGTGGTAACCTAAGCGCCTAAAATTGGGTTAAAGGGTGAGCGCTGGAGTGAACTATGGGGATCCCTGAATCATGATTGATTTGGCTGCCTCTTCGATTATGAGCTCAGCTTTATCAGACTCGATGCGAAATCCCTCTCGCCTATCGTTCACTCGGTATCCCATGCTTTCTAGTCTGTGGTGCACTTCCTTTTCGAGTAAAGCCGAGTTCAAACACCTGTAGCTGTATACGCAGTACCACGGCGTTATAACTCCTGTGGCTGAGTTTATCTCCTTTGTTCTTTGTGCAACAGAAGTGGTAGTCATGCCTATCTTGCATATACCCGGTACCGATTGGTTGACGAGAACGTAGACGTACTCGGGTTTGGCTATAGCGTGGGAAGGGTCTATCATGCCCTCACCGTAGTAGGTAACTTCTTCCCAACCCGATTCGCCTTCAACATGCGTTAGCGTGAATGCCACCGCGTGTTTTATAGTTCTTGGGTCGTCTTGAGGAAGTTTCCTGTACATTTTTGCTTCTTCTAAAGTTAGTCTTTTTAAGCTCATTTGTCGGAAGGTTTTGTTATTTTATCGTATAGCTGTATAGCTTCTTCTATTTCTTTTGGTGATAGCAAATCTGCAACTTCTTCAAGCTTTTTTGCTGTGTATTCTGAAACTTCACCGAGCTCGTCTATTTCTGCGTTGGCGTTCATTTGCAATTCTACGAAAGCTTCTACTTTGTTCATCGTGCTGTTTCTTTTAATAGTTTCAAGTTAATAGATACCGGTTTCCATCCTTTAGCGCTGTAGTCTTGATACAGCCACTCTTTTCCGTCGAATAGATAAACGTAGCTTACGCCTCTTTTGTTTCCTGCATCGCTATAGTTATACTCCTCTATTGAGTACGTTTTTGCTTCTACGCCCTCTTCACCCCTATCCCTTCCGTAAGCGGTACAACTATTTTCAACGGTCGTATCGAAATCGTGTTTCTCACCGATCTCCTCGCCCAATACACTCAGATCTCCAAGCGCTAACAGCTGATCGATCTTATTTGCATCTGCATAGTTCTCAGTTAACAGTTGACCGTTGTTCTCTAAGTAACCGTCCCAGTGACAGTAGATAGCGGTTACAGTTTTTTTGTCTTCGTTCAGTTTTCCAATCATTGATCTTGTTGCCATGATATTTTGTTTTATTGATTTTCTATTTTGTTTACCAACGCTTTCAGAGCTTCGTACTGTTCCCACGTCAATTGAAACCGCTGTCTTTGACTCGTCTCAATGTCCACGTCGAAACCCGCACCGTTGACCCATTCAGTCACTTCTATGTAATCGTCTTCTTTACCGTAACCGAAGCACCACTGTTTACTGATCGGGCCCTGAAGGCATACAGGCGGATAGAAGCTTTTATATTTTGTCATCGTTTATTTTCCATATTTTAAATATAATATTAAAATTTTATTTTACCAACCAATCTTCAAAGTCTTCAATAATAACTTCATCATCTGCTTCTTGATATAATTCTCTATCACTGAAGGTAAATATGTCTTCTAAATAAGATTTAATATTGTAATGTGAAGCTCCATGCTTTGTGAGGATGTATGTAATGCGTTGTTCTAAGGGGTCTAGTGGCATATATATCATACATTTAATGTT